CCGGAACCCGACCGACGTCGCGCGCAGGATCTTCTGCCCGACCAGCGCCCGCACCATGTCGACCAGCGCCGACGTGCCGGCGGCCGCGAGTTCGATGGTGGCCAGCAGCCGCTTCCCGCTCACCTTCATGTCGGCGGTGCCGACGATCTGTTTCGCGTCATGCCCGAACAGCACGACGGGGTTGGCGCGGTAGTGGTCGAGTTCCCACCCCGAGGCGCGGATGATGTCGCCGTAGCGGTCGACGGATTCATCCGACGCGACGACCGACAGGGTGTCGGCGTCCAGCGGGGCAGCGGCGGGGGCCAGCCGTTGCACGACTTGCAACGGGGCATTGCGGCGGGACAGATCGGGGATCGGCATAGCGGCTCCTTCGGAGTCGCGGGCCGGGATTACGCGCAGAGCGCCACCGTTGCCCGACGGGTCAGCGTCGTGGGGGGATGGTTCGTTCGTCCCTCGGTGGACGCGAGCGAGTCGATTCGTTCATGGGCGGCAAGATATACCGTGGTCCGGTGCGGAGTCAAGCGAAGGAAATATCGGGCTTTGACTCGGTGGCATCGAGGGTCATCCGGCGGCCCATCGCCATGAGCGCGGCCACCAGCCCGTCGATCTTTTGCCGGGGATCGTTGCGGTCCTTGCGCGGGAAGATGTTGCCCTTCATGTCCTCCTGCACCCGCACACATGACACGTTCCACGCCAGCACCGGGTCGCCGTTGTGGTGGAACCGGCCGTCGCGCACCAGCGCGTCGATTTCCTTCATCGGCGCGGAGAAGTTCGCCACGGTCGGCCGATACTCGATGACCGGGATCGACTGTTGGTCGAGATGCGTCGCCATCTGCAACGCCTGCCACGGGTCGTAGGCGACGTCGGTGATGCGGAAGCGATTGCCGTCGTCCATGATCGACTGCTGGATCAGGTCGAAATCGTTGACCTCGCCGGGGCAGGTGCGCAGCCAGCCATCGTTTTCCCACGTCGCGTAGGAATCGTTCCGCCCGTCGGACACCGCAGCCTCGGGCAGAAAGAAATCCATGAACAGGTAGTAGTGGTAGACGCCATCGATGGCGCGGCGGAACAGCTTGGCCTTTGCGGCAAGGTCGATCTTCGCCGCCAAGTCCAACCCGATGACGACTTCCTCGCCCTCGAAGTCGGCTACGTTCAACGTCGGGTCGGCGCGCGAATTCCACGTCTGCATATTCATCCACGCAACGTCGGCGTTGGTCCAGACGTTGAGATGCTTCTGCTTGAACGCCGACTGCTGCGATGCCACCTGCTGCGCCCGCAGGCACAGTTGCTCGATGACATCGGGCATGACGCTGATCCCCCAATTCGGATTCGCCTTGCGCCATGCCATCGGGTCAGTCCACTCGTCGTCTTTGTCGATGGTGTAGAGGATGGCGAAAAACTGCTCGTCGACAATCTCCCCGTTCAGCACTTTCTGCGCGTAGCCCCATTGCTCAAACCCGATACCGGATTGGTTCGACCCCGCCGTAGTGATGGCGAGGATCATCGCCTGCGACCGCTTGCCGGTCGCGGTGATCAGGACATCGTGCACTTCGCGCGTCTTGTGCTGCGCCAACTCGTCGAGGATGGCGAAGTGGACGTTCAGCCCGTCCATGCTGGAAGCGTCGCGCGACAGCGGGCGAAACGTGCCAGCCTGCGCCTCTTGCGTGATGGCGTGCGCGGCGACCTGCACCCCGTAGCGTGAGCGGAACTCCGGCTCGCGCACCGCCATGAATTGCGCGACGTCGAACACCAGCCGCGCTTGCTGCCGCGTCACCGCCGCCGCGTAAACCTCCGACCCGCCCTCGCGGTCGAGCGCCAGCATATACAGCCCGAGCGGCGCGGCCATCGTGGTTTTGCCATTGCCGCGCGGGACGTAGCACAGCACATAGCGGAATCGCCGCGCGCCCGTCGCCTGCCGGATCCAGCCGAACGCGGAGATGACGATGAAACGCTGCCACGGTGACAGCAGCAGCTTGCGGCCGGCGCGCGGACCCTTGACCTCGCGGAACAACTGCGTCGACTTGCACGCCCGCTCGGCCGCCTCGGCATCGAACACGAACGGCCAATCGGAGTCGCCGATCCGCTCCATGTCGCGGTGATGGCGATCGATCGCCTTGCGCACCCATTCGCACGCGACGATCCGACCGGCCTGCACGTCGCGGGCATACTGCAACCCCGACGCCACGTTCGGGTAGCCCTCATCGATTAGCTCGAGTAGATCGGCGTCGAACTCCTGCGGTTGCGGCGTCCACAGCAGAGGCGCAGGATTGCTGGTTTCGGTCGGCGGCAGCTTGACCAGCCGCCGGGAATTGACCGTGCGCGCCGCCTCGGCAATCGCCGCCGCCGCCGCCGCCGGATCTCCGCGCAGCAATTCCGCCGCTTCCTTCGCCGCGCGCCGACGCAGCCGCTTTCGCTCGGCGTCGACTTGCTGTTTCTCCTGTGGGGTGGCGTAGAGGCGCGGCCGCCCGCGCCCCCGCTTGGCCGGGGCTTCAGTCAATTTCATCCCACGATGCCGGAGCGCCCAAACCGCCGGACACCGGCGGCGCGAACTTCAGCCGGCCGGTCGGTGAGAAGCCAAGCTCGTTCATCAGCCGCTTGACCTGATCGTTGTAGATCGTCGCCGCATTGTGATACGGCTGCAGCATCGGCCGCCCTGAAGTCGGGTGTTTCATGACCGGCCCGAACTCGGCCAGCTTCGCCATCGCCTTGTCGCGCAGCACGATCAACTCCGCGAGGTGATGGATCAGCATGCCGTCGGGGCGGCCGTGAACTCCGGGCAGCACGAACTCGGCCAGCAGCCAATCGTAGACGCGCTGTTGCTCGTCGGACATCGCCGCCCACGGTGGGAGAATCGGCGCGCCTTTCGGCGTGACCTTCGATTCATCCCGCATTCGATCCGGGTTTTTCTGCGCGCTTCCCTTCAGGATTTTCAGGACTGTCGCGGTTCGCGGTGCCGCCATCACAACCTCACTTTCTTTGCCGGCTGCGGCACGTTCAAATCGACCTCACCGGATTGATCCTCTTGCAGCGCATTCTCGCCGCCGACTTGCAGGTTCACCGTGGTGCACGACGCCAGCGCGAGCGCCAGCAGGAACAGGACAAACCGAGCCAACATGACGACCTCCATAATCGACCGTAGAGCGCACCGGCTGGCCCGCCCCCACATCCACACCCCACCGGCCAGCCACGCGCCCCACAGCCCCGCCTGACGCGCCGCAGACCCCAACCCGAAGCCGACCGACCCCGGAATAGCCCCCGGAATACGGGGCCGCGAAAGAAAGCCGGGGCAGGCGGCAGCGGAGTAGGTCGACGTTTTTTCTCGACCGCCCCCCCGCCAACGTCACCCCCGGCAGCGCGTCAGACGATGAACAACTCGTCGTCGTCGCTGCCCTTGCTCGGAGCGGCCGGCTGATTCCCGAAGCCACCGTCGCGCCGCACCGTCTTGCTATCGTGGCATCGCTTGCACAGCGGTTGCAAGTTGGAACGTGAGAAAAACAAAGTGTGATTTCCGTGGTGAGGCTGGATGTGGTCGACGACCTCGGATGGCCGTGTGCATCCGACGGATGAACAGCGCGGGAATTCCGCGAGGAAAGCCCGCCGCAACACGCGCCACGGCCCGGAGTGATACAGCTTGCGCGCCACGGTTGCGTTGCGGGTTGCCTCGTACTCGGCAGCCGCACGCGGTTGCTTGTCGAGCATCGGATGACGGTTCACTCGATTACGCATCGCGCGACGGCACCCATTCCTTGCCGAACTCGGTGGACCCGCGTGCCTTCATGCGGTCCGGCATTCCGGCACGGTCAGCCAGCCGCGCCACTTCCTCGTCGTCCATGCCGAGGCGCTCGCAGATCGCTGGCACGGTCACACCGTCGGCCAGCATCCCGCGCACCATCTCGGCCATCGGGACCACGCCGTGCACACCGCGCGCCCGGTTGTGCCTGACCGTCGACATCTTCCGATGCACCGGGTCCACATCGATGACGACGACCGGGACGAACCCGCCATAGCGTGCGACCACATCCGGGTCGCCGCTCACCGTGTAGCGGTGGAAGCCGTCGACGATGGTGAGGTCGGGCAGCACGACGATGGGCTGCGTGAAGCCATCCTCCATGATGGACACTTTGAGCAGGTCCATCTCGGGCGGGGCCACGAAGTTCGGGTTGTAGTCGTTGGGCTTCAGCGAGTCACGATGGACCCACGTCACGTTCGACACCGGCGCAGCGTTGAGCCGCGCCATCAGTTCAGTACCGGGTTCCAATGTCCGCTCCTAGTGAGTCCAGCACAGCGCGCGGATCTTCCCCGCGCTTGATCGCCATATCCATCGCCTTCATGCGCAGGTTCTGCACCTTGCGTCCCTTGCTGTCGCCGCGATTCGCCATCTGCGAAAGGAAGCGCCACGATACCGCGGTCATCGGGTGCGGGTCGGAATCAGGGATCGGCTCATGACACTTTTTCGCGTGCATCGCCATGACCGAATCGATGGACTTGGCGATCTTCGCGCGCATATCCTGCGGCCACATTTCCAACAGCTTGAACGTCCACGCCTTGTAAGTCAGGCCGGGGGGTGGTTTGGTATCACCGAACGAATACAACTCGGTCTTGGCGTAACGCGCGCCGGTGCGAACGCCG